TGGAAAAATATGCATATATTGGCCTATCCGTCTACTTGGCAAGAAACTTCATGCAGAGTTGCCATGGAAGCAATGTCTGCTCATTGTGCAATTGTTACTTCTAATTGGGGCGCTTTACCCGAAACATGTGGCGAGTTTGCGTACATGTATAATTATACAGAAAATAAAAATAAACATGCTGAAAAATTTGCTGATGAACTTGAAGATGTAATGGATATATACTGGACAAAAGATGTTCAAAAAAATCTTGATAATGCAGTGGAATATTCACATACTCATTATAGTTGGGATAAGCGAATTGACCAATGGACTGATTTTCTCGATAACTTAACATATGACTTAGATTATGCCGCTAAAGAAATCAAAAAAAGTTAATACCTTTATTAGTTCAAGAAAAGCTTTTGATAAATTACAGAAGGATTCCGAACCCGTCTTCGATGATAAATCTAAGTGGATTGATATTGCGACTGGATTGAATTGGTATTCGCATTTTTGTGAAGCAGACCAAGCTAAACGTTGGTTGATTGATTATATGAAACATGCTGGATATTCTAAAGAAGATACTCTACATGTTAAACTTTCTTCCTGGGGGAAGTCTGGTGTTTTTATTGAAGGTTCAACAATTATTAATTTAAGAACTGCTGGATTTCTTGGAAGAATGGTATTGAGAGGTTTTGAAACTCTTCCAGAAAAATATGTAAAAACAATTAAATCTTATATAGAATTTTGTAAGCGAAATGGTTCTGTTGTTGTTCAGAAAAAAGTTGAAGAAAAAGAAACTAATGGAGATAACAAACCATCAATACAAGATCATATAAGAGAACAAGTAGTTCACTATGCTACTGAACTAGAAGGTACCATAGATGACTTCATTGATAATAATTATGAGTCGACCATAAGCACATATGATTGGTTGGTTAAGAAAGGAATTAAAGGATTAATTGCTAAAAAAATATCAAATGAATTTCAGCCGTATTTAAAAGAACTAGAATTGGTATCAACAGATGACTATGTAGCAGAATCTTATGCCAACATGACGAAGAACCAATTTATTGAATATGGTAAGTTTATACACGCAATTATTAATGACTGTGAACGATATTCCGCCAATGTTAACAGTCAAAAACTTCCACGAAAGAAAAAACAAGTTTCAATTATTAAACAAATTTCCAAATTGAAGTATAAAAAACAAGATGATGAGTATAAAATAGTATCAATTAATCCTTCTGAAATTATTGGTGCTGATCAATTGTATGTATTTAATTCAAAGTATCGTAAACTTGGTATGTATAAATCCGATGGGCCTGCTGGTCTATCTGTAAAAGGAAGCACTATTCAAGGATTCAATTTAACCCTTTCTAAATGTAAAACATTAAGAAAACCAGAAAGTATATTAACAAAGATACTTTCTGGAAGTAAACTGGTGATTAAACGACAATATGATTCTATTAAGTCTAAAGAAAAAGATTTAACTGGTCGTATTAATAATGAAACTATACTTCTTAAAATTATAAAATGATATTACTTGATTATTCGCAAATCGTTATTGCAAATGTGATGATGAATAAAAAACTAATGTCTGAAGATTATGTCAGACATACAGTATTAAATACTATAAGAATGTATCATCATAAATTTAACGAGGAATACGGTAACTTAGTTGTTTGCTGTGATGCGAGAAATAATTGGCGAAAAGATGTATTTAAATATTATAAAGCTAATAGAAAAATAATAAAAGATAAATCTGATTTTGATTGGTCTGAATTGTATAGAATATTACATAAAATTCGAGAAGAGTTAAGTGAAAATTTTCCTTATAAAGTTGTATATATAGATAAAGCAGAGGCAGATGATATTATTGCTACTCTTGTAATGTTTCGAGAAAAGAAAACGAGTAAATTGAAAGATGGTCATGATTCTGATGCAGTTGTTACATCTATTGAAGAATTATTTTTTGTTCCAGAACCCGTTTTAATATTATCAAGTGATAAAGATTTTATTCAATTACAAAAATATGAAAATGTAACTCAATATTCGCCCCTCTCTAAAAAATATCTCAATAGTGATAATCCGGTTAATTTTTTAAGAGAGCATATATTGAGGGGTGATGCAACCGATGGTGTTCCTAATTTTATGTCTTCCGACGACACGTTTGTTACCGATAAAAGACAAACCCCCATATTGAAGAAAAAAGTATCAGTTTGGTCTGAACTTGACCCTGATGCTTTTTGCGAAGGTGAACAGTTACGTAATTATCGTAGAAATGAAATGTTGATAGATTTGACTAAAATACCTGAATGGTTGCAAACCAATATTGTAGATGAATATGATAATTTACCCGAAGTTGGTAGATCTAAACTTTTTAATTATTTTATAAAACATAAACTTAAAATCTTAATGGAGCAAATAAATGAATTTTAGGAGAATATTATGACTGCACAAATGACAAGCGAGATTTTTTCTCATGCAAATGAGTTATCTACAGATGAAGAACGTATTAATTATTTACGGCATCACCACACTAAGGCAGTACGACAACTGTTAATATGTAATTTTAATTCAGATATAAAATTCCTTCTTCCTGAAGGTCGACCAACTTTAAGAACGGAAGACTTTGAACCGCAAAATAGTTATTTCCCAAATTTGGGAGCTAATGATGATGGTGCTACATTGAATTATGAAGTAAGAAAAATGTATTTATTTGTCGAGGGCGGACATCCAACTTTGACTAGCTTAAAGCGAGAAACCCTTTGGCATTCATTAGTTAGCTCGTTGCATCCTTCTGAAGCTGATGATCTTTGGTATATGAAGGATAAAAAACTTCAAGAAAAATATGATAAAATTACTCATAGTGTGGCTTATAACTCTTTCCCGGAGGGAGTTCAACAACCCAGTCCCGAACCCGAAAGAGATAATCAGGGCCGTTTTTCGAAAACTGAAAAATCAATACCTAAGAATAATGAGAAATCTAAAAAATGAAAGTATTGATGAATTGTACTGGCATGAATATAGAGTTACGGCCCTTTACAGATATGATGCCAAAGTGTTTATTGTCAATAAAAACGAAATCGATTCTATTTCACAATCTTGAATGGTTGCAAAAATATGATATTGATGAAGTAATTGTTGCGACAAAATATCATCACAATCAAATTGAATTAGCATTAAATAAATATCAAATTGAAATATTGTTTTCATCAGATTTAAAAATTAATACACATAAACTTTCTAAATGTGTAGGAACAGCTCAAACTTTAAAATCATTAAGTCATAAATTAGATGGAGGAGATTTTTTATTTTTGGATGGTGACAATTTATATAATTTTGATATAGAAAATTATTATAATGTTCATAAAAATAATGGAAAAATAATTTCTATTTTGTCACATATGACCATGGAAGATGGTAAATATAAAAATTTCATTAAATATAAAAACGGTTCTGATAAAATAGAAAAAATTATAGTTAAGCCCGAATATAAATTGAATAAACAGCTTTTAGCAACATCAGGAGCGTGTTATTTAAATCCAATGATATTTAATGTAATCGGAAATAAAGATATGTGTTTATTTGATAATGTTATTCCTAAACAGCTTGATAATATTAGTGTGATATTAGATAACGATTCAGTTCAATTTATTAATACTAAACAACAATATATGTCAATGTCAAAAAACATGGAATTCGTTTGATAATTTTGTGTTTTAATAAGGAATAATATTATGCCAACGTATGATTACGAATGTGTTAAATGCGGGTTAACCTTTGAAGAGTTTTTACCTATTGATATGAGAAAAGAGCCGTTAATTCGTTCTCAACCTCATCCCGAATGTAAGGTAAAGGGTTCATCACATTCAAGTGGTGTAAAATGTGATATTAAGCTGAGAATTTTTGCTCCAGGATTTGCTTATGATAATATAGGACCCAATAAACCAGATGCTTCTTTTAATGATAAGTTAAAAGAAATAAAAAATGCACATCATGGTAGCACCCTCAATGTAATTGAATAATGTTTATACATGAAAATGTTTTTGGAGATTTAGACTTAAAAACGTTAAATGAAAACGGAAAAAGATATTATATTACTCCTGCTGGTGAAAAGTATCCTTCCGTCACTACTATACTTTCTAATTATAAAAAAGAAGGTATAATTAAATGGAGAAAGCGTGTTGGAGAAAAAGAAGCCAATAAAATTTCCACTCAAGCTTCTCGTCGTGGAACAAGAGTCCATAAACTTTGTGAAAATTATTTAAATAATGATTTGTCATTTGACAAATGTACACCTGATAATGTTGTTATGTTTAAAAGTATTCAACCAATTCTTGATGAAATAGAATTGGTTTATGGGCAAGAACGTGCATTATTTTCAAATCATTTAAAAACCGCTGGAAGAGTTGATTGTATTGGTAAATTTCGTGGAAAAAATCACATAATCGATTTTAAGACTTCTAGTAAACCCAAAAAAGAAGAATGGATTGATAATTATTTTATGCAATGTTCTGCTTATTCTGTTATGTGGGAAGAAATGTCGGGTATACCTATACCCTATATTGCAATAATTATTGCTGTAGCAGATGACGTGCCACAAGTTTTTATTGAACATAGGGATAATTGGATTGATAAGTTTATAGAGCTTAGAAATAATTATTCATAATATATACTGTATGATTAATAAAAATATTATTTATGATTTTTCAATTTCAAGTTATTGTAATGCGGCATGTCCTTCTTGTAAAAGATATGGAACATATTCTGATCCTATTCCTCTGGATTCATCTGTGGATCCAAATCAAAAATTACATCCCAGTTTAAGACAATTACATATAAAATTTGAGGATTTTAAGGAGGTTATTGAGAAAAACATGCATAATTTTAAAGGATATGTGGTTACTTTTGAGGGGGAATTGGGTGATGCTATGGTTCATCCTCAAGTTATGAAATTTATTGATTATGGATGTTCTATTTTCGGAACTTTAAAAATTGTTACAAACGGTGGAAATAGAAAATCTGATTTTTATAAAGAACTCGGTACACGGTATAAAAATTTAGAAATGATTTTTTCAATAGATGGTATGAAAGATGACACTAATCAAATATATCGAAGAAGAGTAAGGACGGAACGGGCTTTATCAAATATGGCCGCTTTTGCTAATACAAAAAACGGTTGGGTCAATACTTATTGGCAATTTTTAATTTTTAATCATAATTTTTTCGAAATTCCTGATGCATTGTCGTTTGCGAAAACTAATAATATAACTATTCATTTAAAATTTAATCAAAGACCAAAATTTCTTATAAACGAAAAGCGAAAACGTATGGCTACCTATTTATACGAAAAACATAAACATGAGGGGGGAGTAAGCACTCTTACTCTGGGTAATTAATGGAGGTTGTACACGTAGATGGATATAAAGCACAAAGATTCATTTTATTTAATTTTGAAATAACATCATATTGTAATGCTAAATGCCCAAGTTGTTTTAGAACTATTGATAAAAATTTAAAATTAAAACATTTGTCAATAGATGATTTTGATAATTTTCTGTGGGAAAATGTAAAATATTTAAAAAACATAAGACTATCTGATAATATTGTTGCGAAGTTTTGCGGAGAATTGGGTGATCCTTTACTGCATCCGAAAATAGATCAATTGGTTATATCAGCTTCAAATTTTTTTGATCGAGTAGAATTGTATACGAATGGTGGATTAAAAACTCCCGAATGGATTAATTCTTTTTTACAAAAAAATAAAAAGTTATTTTTAGTGTTTGCTATTGATGGTTTAACACATGAAACAAATAAATTATATAGAATAGGTGTTAATACCAGTCTTGCTTTTGCTAATATGTTTAAATCCGCCAAACAACGTGTTACAAAATGGGATTTTACAGTATTTGATCATAATTTTCAAGAAGTGGAACAGGTTATAGCATTAGCTAGAGA